TGAGCGGCCTCCGGCGGTGAGCCTGAACTGTCCATTGGTGAGGGTGCGCGGCGCGCGGGGCGAGAGAATTTCAGGCTCTTCATCCGCCAGCCCCACCGCAATCATCCAAAGCTCGTGTAGCATAGTGCCCATTTCGTGACATTCTTCTTGCACCAGGTTGAGTCGATCTGTAGTTAAACCATGGCGTCTGTCATAAAAGCGTTCAGATAGCGGTTCAACGATTTCGCGCCGCACCGTCATCAGATCAGCCGTTGCCTGCTTGGACTTGGCGATGATCTTGTCGAGCTTCTTTTTGTCGATCGCTCTGGGCTTACTCATGCCGGCACATCTTTCTGCTCTTCTTTGGCGCGCATCGCTTCATAGCGGAGCAGTTCGACGCCGGTCTGGAGCGCGGCGATCCGCGCGTCGAGGGCGTTGGCCAGGGCGATCATGGCTGATGGTTTCCCGTCCATCGGGTGCCAAACATCGACTAAAGATTCGAGTTGGCGGTATGCGTTATTACGCGCGGCGCTGAGTGCTGAGCTGCTCATGAGACAAAGCCCTCCACCTGGATTTTGTAGTTAGCGGTGAAGAGCGCGGCTTTGCCTTCGAGGTCGAGAGAATCCCACCAGGCGTCGATGGTGCGCTCGGGAACGGAAAGAATCACGAGGGCCGCGCGCAGCTCATGCCCGGTGGTCGTTGCGCGCAGTTCGGGCTCGGCGGTCGAGGCGGCCGCCATGGGTAGACTGACGCCGTCAAGAATGTTTTCAAACGCAGACTCGCTTTTCAGCACGTTACCGCGAATCGTTTTGACCAGATAATCAGAGATGCCGTACTGGTGGGCGAGCTTGCTGTTAGAGATCGAGGAATCAGCTTCGGCGATAGCGCGCCTGATTTCAGGCTCGATGCGCCGGCTAAGATTACGACCGATTCTGGGTGCCATGGATGCCTTCTTTTTGGGTTCGAGCGCGGGCGCGGCGCTGGGTTGCGGGGGAGGGGCTGATTCGGATTTGAGACGAATGCCGGCTGGGCTGCCTGGGTGTGTGCCGTCGTCGCAGGCGGCGCAGAGCGCTTCGCCGGCGAAAAGGATCACCGCATCGCAGCAAAGGCACATCGAGCAGCGGGTTCCGGGCGCGGGTGCGGTGGTCATTTGCGATCGCCTTTCTTACGCACCGGAAACGTATGGTGGAAGAGCACGGCATTGATTTCGCTGGCCAGCGCGGGCAGCTTCTTCACGGCTTCGCAGAGATTCGCGCTGCTCAAAACTTCTGGATACTCTCTGACCGATGCAAGGCGGGACGTTGCTTCCGCGAGAGCCTTTTCCATGCGCTCGATGCGTCGTTCGAGTAGGGTCATTTCTTGCCGCCTTTCTTGGCAGCCTTCGCGGCCTTGATTGCGGCCTTTGCGGCTTTGGCCTCGGCCTTGGCTTGCGCCTCGGCTTCTTTTTGGCGCAGGGCAGCGGCCAGATCCACGCTGAGGGAGGGGGCTTTTGGATTCGCAGTGATGCAGGTGGCGTAGATGGTCAGCAGGCGCTGCTGGGTTTCAGGCTTCATGCCACCAATCGCCACCTTCAGCTTGCTGGCTGCGTCTTTCTTGAGAGAGTGCTTGACCTTGCGCTCGAACAGATCGGCAAAGACCTTGGGCAGTTTTAGCCGCGATAACTCGCTCTGCAACTCGGCAACCGGCGCTTCGTTGATTTCGACGCTGGTGGCCACGGTGGCGTCAGCGATATAGAGTGTGCCTTCGAGCCGCGTGGTCTTCTCGGCGTGGGTGGGAGTGTAGCCAAAATCCTGCACGAGCGCGAGCAGTTCGCCTTTGGCGGTGGAGAGATTCTGGCCGGCTTCATCTGCCGCGATCTTCGCCGCATCAAACTTCTGGCAGAGGTCGTCGATTTCGGCGGCGGTGGGCGCGGGTTTCTTCTTCAGTTCGGTGGTCATGCTGCCTCACTTTCTTGGGTTGTGGGTGCGGGTGCGTTCAAATCGTCGAGCCAGCGAGAGAGCCGCTTGTGCAGGCAGTGCTGGCCGCAGAGATCCTCATAATCAAAAGCCTCATTGCGGGGTTGTTGCACCGCATCGGCAGGCATTAGCAAGATGCCTGCCAAGCCGGGCGTGGTGATAATCACCAGCCAGTGATTGGGCTCTTTCTTGTGGCATCCGCAGATATTGCAAGCAACGGTATTGACATCCATCAGCGCGCCGCCTTTCCGCCGCTTTTGGCAGCTATGTCGAAGCCGGCCTGAGCCGAGCCGATGTTTTTGAGCACATCCTGAGCGATGGCACGAGGCACAGCGCCGAAGACCAGAAAGCAATCGAGCGCGATAGTCAGGTCGCGGCGAAGTTTGGCCACGTTCGCGATAAACTCCTCTGGCAGTGCAACCAAGTCGCTGTCATCGATCCGACAGGGCTGATCATCGGGTGCGTGGTAGAGGATGCGACTCGTCATCGCAGCCCTCCCAACACCCGCGACACAACATGGCCGGGCCAGAATGCCCAGATCACTTCACCGATCAGATAGCCGGCGGCGAAGAGGACGGCCGCTTTGACGGCCAGGTCAAGATCGCGGCCGGCGCGACGCAGCCAGGCGGCCGCGTGGCGGAGCTGGGCGTCCGTGGGCGTCCAGCGCATGAGCCGCTGCCAGCGGCTGGGGTGTTCGGAGATCGGATAGACGCGGCCGATAGCGCGTGGATCGATCTGCGCGGGCCAGCCGAGTACTTCCAGCGGCTCACTGAAATCCAGTTCCAGCATCTGGCGCAGGGTGGCGCATTCGTCTTCAGGACTAATCTGGTTCACGATTGCCTCCTAATTCTGCAAAGCGGGTTCGGGGCTGGCGGCCACGCTGTCGCGGATCTCGCGGATCGCGGCCATGAGGCGGCCGATGGAGATGGACCGCTGGTTGCGCTTGTCCACGCGCACGGTGATGGTGGCCAGCTCTATCTGCTGGCGGATGGTGGCGGCATCGAGCGAGTACTCGGCCAGTTCGGTGCGCAGAATGCCGGCGGCCTCGTCGGCGGTGAGCGCGGGCAGGTGCACCTTGTCGGTGATGCGGCGCTGGAGCTGCTCAAGGGTTCCAGAGAAATCGTTGAAGGTCTTCTCCAGCTCGTGCGATCCGGCAAAGATCAGCGAGAAGCGCGGCTCTTCGTCGAGCAGCTCACGTACCGTCTCAAAAGCGGGAATACTCAGATGCTGCGACTCGTCGAAGTAGAGCACCACGCGCGCCCCGCGAAAATCCCAGCGCAGATTGTGGATGGCGCGGTCGATGGCCGTGCTGGAGTGCGCGCCGCAAGCCGTGGCTACGCGCTTCATCAGATCGCGAGGGCAGATGCGGGCGCGGCAGTAGATGCGGAAGATGTAGCTGGGCTGCCCGGCGCTCTGGGCGTTGTGCTCTGCGATCAGGTGGCGCGCCACGTCGGTTTTGCCCGAGCCCGGAGGCGCATAGACCATATAGACCTGGGGGCGCTCCAGCGCTTTGTGGAAGAGGCTGCGCATCGTGCGCACTGTACCGGTTTCATAGATCTTGGTGGTAAGTTCGTCGGCGGTGATGGGGTTGCCTTTGATGAAGGCAAGAATCGCGGCATTGATCTGGTCGGCTTTGGCGATGCGGCTGTAACGACCGCAAAGGTATTGCGCCACGGTGCTGTAGTTGTAGCCGATGCGGATCGCGAAATCTTCCGACGACATGCCAGAGCGGCGCAGGTAATCGGTTACGAGCGGACGAAGATCGGCGGTGGTGTTGGCGAGTTGGGTCACTTTTTGAGTCCCTCCCTGAAGAGTCGAGCGGCTTCCGCCGGTGTGGCCGGCGCTGTGATTGCTGATGTGGATTGCAGTTTGGTGGATTGCGGGCGATGGACGACAAGCTGCTCAATATCGATAGGCAGACGGCCGAGCTGGAGCATTTGATTGTGCTGCGGCATGTAGCCGGTGCCGAGTACGCGGCGACCCAGATCGTTGAGCTGATCGCGCGTCTCGTGGTAACGGTGCTGGCGCTCGCGCATACTGGCGGCGATGGCCTCTTGCGTCTCATCGTCTCGGGATTGGCGTAGAAAGTTTTCCGGCTCCAGGTAGGCGAAGACACAGCCGTCTTCATCAATCGCCGCCAGGGCATTGAGGTCGAGCGGATCATAGGCCACGATGATCTGTTGCCCGGTGCGATCATGCAGCGCCCGCTGGCTGGGCTCATCCACGCCGACGAAGCGGCGATTAGCCATTTTCACGGCGCACTCGTGAACAATGCGCAGAGCGCGCTCAGCCAGCAGCGAGGCCAGGATGTGCGGCTCAGGAGCAGGCTTGGAGCCGCGCCAGCGAAACTTCTCGAATGCCTCGTTGGGCGAAAGGCCTTCCATGCCCGGCACATTTTTGGGCCGCAGGTTATATTCCTGCTCGATCCAGAGTGTGGCGGCGCGGATGAATTCGCTGGCCAGGGGCAGTTCGGATTCGTCGGCGCGGCCCTGGGCTAGCAGTTTCTTGTGCCGCTCCAGCGCGGCCGTGCAACGATCGGGGCGCTGTTCGAAGGTCGGCCCGCAATAGGTCGCCCAGCGGCGGTCGAAGCTCTGGTGGATGATGTGGTTGGCGGATTCGATCAGTTTCGACTGGCCATGATAGGGCTGGCAGAAAGTAACCCTGCAACCCAGCCGCGCCAAAACGCCCTGCGCTTCTGGCGGTAGATATTCCACTTCAGGGCCGCGCGCACCTTTGCCGACCTTGAGGTAGTCCTTGCCGTTGTCGCAGTAGAACTCGCGGAAGGTGCCATAGGTTTCGAGCATGTGGCGCAGGCAAGTATTGATCGAGCGCGAGGAACCATCCTGCGACCAGGCATAGGCGACAAACTTGCGGCTGCGCATGTCTTGAAGGCCAGTGAACCGGAGGCGCAGGTGTTGACGGTCTTTGGCGTCGAAGAGATCATTCTGCACCAGCACGTCGTGCCAGGCGTGGTCGCTGACGACGATCTCGCCCGCCTCGAAGTCGGTGTAACCGCGCCGGACGTAAGGCGCGAAGAGGTCGTCGTATTTGTCGCGGCCTTTGAGGGCTAGCGTCTTGACGGCTGGGGGCAGCTTCTCCAGGTAGGTGCGCAAGGATTCATAGCTGGGCGGCTCAATCTGAAGTTGCTTGGCTCGGCAGACCACAATTTCCCAGACCATCTTCTTGTTGAGTTGCTCGTGCAGGAAAGAATATGCAGCGAGATCTGCCAGCTCCCTGTGCTGCGGCGTTTGTTTGGTCCAACGTGCAATTCCCTTGTCAACTCTTACGAAGTCAGCCAGGGCGGCGAAGCCGCCTTTCCGATACCTTGATAGCCAGCTTTTCAATGTACGAATGCTGACAGGCTGCGGATTGCTGGCGGCAATATGCTCCACGAGTCGGCTAAGCGACGTGACGGGCCGTCCATCCGGCAGCCGCAGATAGACAAGCCGTTCGGCGTTCTGGTGGTGATCGAGGAGTGGTTGAATCACCGAGAAACGATACTCGGCTTGCCTTTGGGCCTCGGGACTGGGCAGAATCACCCTCTGCAATCGATCAGCGGGCACATTGGCAAAGAGCGGGCCAAAGCTGGCGTCTGGCGGCGGGACTATCGCAAGCTGGGTTTGCGGCGCAGTCTGGGGAAGTGAGGCTGCGAGGTATTCGCGTTGCGGCTTGCCATTGGAGGATTTCTTCGCAGATGGCCGACTGACAATATCACCGAGTTGCGCCTTCATGCGCAGCCAGCGTTCAGTCCAGCCAGATATGGCTACTGCTTCTGCCAACGTGAGCCACTGCTCGGACGCCCGAGGAACCATAGCGAGTTGCTGTGCGGCGGCGGCACTCATAGGTCAACCCCAGCCAGCCGTTTTTCGATCATTGCAACGTTGTCGTTGGCTCTTTTCTGGCGAAGATATTCGCGCCCAAGGCGGAGCAGCTCAAATTGTGAAAGGGCAGCACTCATTTGCACCCCTTTGCGGCGGAAATGTCCAGGAGCTTTTGGTGTAGTGCTCTCCAGGCATCATCGAGAAGCCCTTCGGAATCGCGCCATGCGTGGACCATGAACCCCACTTCGATGCCTGTTCGCCGCGTAATCTCGCCCGATAGGCCTGGGAACTCCATGGATAGCGCTTGCCACGTTTGTCGTGAGTCTAGATATGCTTGGGCGCTTAATCCGCGGTGACCATGCTCGGCCATGTAGTTTGCGATATATTGCCGAATTGCGGATGGCATCATCTGGATGCGGCGTAGCTTTCGTTCAAATGTAATCAGAGGCGACCAGAAGGATGTTTCAGGGAGGAAAGGCCTCATTACTTCGGCCAATTCGTAGACGCGACCATGCGTTTTACCCAAATAAACGTCTGCAAATTCGACCGAAAGAGGCGTGATCTCGCCTTGTTGAGGCAGATTTGATTCAGGCATCTCCCCATTCATGAGCACCGCAATGGCGTAGGTGAGCAATATGCCGAGGGCTTCGAGGCGGGTAGGCTCTTCGTTCAGATTGCTCATGCCGCAAACTCCGAGAGTTCCCTTTTGAGGGCTTCTTCGACCCTGGACGAGTGGCGTTGGCCTAAAGCACAAAGGCGGACGTGGGACGGCGTCACTCCGAGTTCGCGCGCAACTCTCGTGTAGAGTCCCCTGCGGCGGTTGTACTTGAGCGTCGCTGCCCGGAGTGCGATAAACTGTCGCGGTATCTTGTCGTCAGGAATCATGAGGAGAATAATATCGATGGTCGATGTTAGTGTCAAGAAAATAATCGAAAGTCGATCTGCGCCTGATTCTATCCCCGCCAGAATTAAGGCATTTAGAAAACGTCTAAAGATGGATCAAACCGTTTTAGCTGAAAACCTTGGCGTGAGCCAGGGAACTATTTCCGAGTGGGAAAAAGGGGATCACCCTCCTTCACCGATGGCGTTGATGGCGATTGGTCGGCTGGATGAGGATGCGATGTGGTGGTACGAGCAGGCTGGCCCTCGATTCGCGGAAAGCCTCAAAACAGGGCGATTGATTCAAGAAGTCCGTGCTGAACGGAAAGAGGGAAAGGCAACGGATCCAGAACTATTGGCAAGGGTGCTTGAGGCGGTCGATGCAGCGATGAATCTGAAGGGAGGCTTTTTCCCAACAAAAATCCGGGCGGGGGTAATCGCTGCGGTCTATGATGATTGGCAGAAGACAGGGTTGCGCGACAGTGCGATCATCATCCGGCTGCTAAACGAAGCGCTTCACCCATCGAACCGGAAAGTGCGGACATGATGGCAGGATTCAGCTTCAACATCAGAACCGAGTATGAACCTGCGCCGCTTTCAATCCAGATGACCGAGCAAGTTCTTCGTTGGGATGGGTTCAATTCTGTAGATTCGGCCCCTATCATTGCGAGGAAAATTCTCGATTTCGTCACAGATGGTGCGACGGAAAGAGATTTCATGCGATGGCGCGAATCTGAAGAGGCGCATCCTTGCGCCGCACAGTTATCGAAGGAATGGGCACAACTGCTCTTCCGTAGCTTGGCATTAGCTACCTACTCTCATCATCAACACACAATGCTCCCTATAGATCCTGAGATATTTCCTTTTCTGGAATACGCATCAGCGACAACATACTGCAAGAAACATGCGTCTCTTGATGGTTATATTGCTCGCCCTGACGATCCGATCTGGAACGATATATACCCTCCGAATGGATGGGTCTGCGGGTGCTCTGTTATGCCCATCATGGCGATGGATGTTCCACCACGCAAACGTATAGGCAGACCGATTCCCGAGGCATTAAGGCTTCAATGTGTAAACTGGCTCCATATTAGACCGGATCACATCTTAAAATTGCTATGACAGTGTAACGGGGAAACCTTCACTTCTAGATAAGCACCCCCCGCCGCGCCCCCCTGCGCGGCGATGTGTTCCATCTTTCTCGCCTACTCCCGGTCTCACCCGCAACCTATCGCTGAGCACTTACTCTGCAATCTGAAGGCCCCACACGAGTCCCTCTGAAAGGAGGCCGTGCGGTGCAGCCAGAGCAGAGTGTTCGTGGCGCGGCAATAGCCTTGCGGGGTAACTGTCGCGCCCGGCCTCCCGAATGGTGGGGTTCTTGGAGGTTAAATGGCTACGGGTGCTGAAAAGTTTGCACGCAAATACGGGAAATTCATTCGCGCCGCTTTGAATTTCCCGGAGCCGCTTTCGCGATGGGAACGCATCCGAAACGCAGCTCGTGGTATGGGACGAAAAACGCGAGCGAGTTTGGCGCGATTGTTTGCTCTGCGATCTTGAGCGTGAGGTTGACCTTTCTTGAACGCATCAAGTATGCCACTGGCAACGGGAGATAGGCATGGAATTCAGCGCGGCGGGTTTGGCGTTGCTCAAGAGGTCAGAAGGCTTTCGTAGCGGGGTCTACCTGGACGTGGCGGGACTGCCCACCATCGGCTACGGGCACAGGCTGTTACATCCAGAGAATTTCCCCAACGGCATCAGCGAAAAAACGGCCGCGACGTTTCTGATTTGCGATGTAGGTTATGCAGTTCAGGCCGTGGATCGCCTGGTCAAGGTTCCGCTGACGCAAGGCCAGTTTGACGCCCTGGTGGACTTCACCTTCAATCTGGGCCAAGGGCGGCTGGCGAAATCGACGCTGCTCAAAGACCTGAACGCGGGCCATTACGAGACGGCCGCGGCGCAGTTGCTGGAGTGGGATCACAGTGGCGACAGAGAAGTGGAAGCGTTGAAGGCGCGGCGCGCGGCGGAATATGCGCTGTGGCACGGCAAGTAGCGGGGGTTAGGGGGTAGGGGTTAGGAAAAACAGTGGTCAGGGGTCAGAAAAAACTGAAAGGCCAGCCACGCTGGCGGAAGGAGTGAACATGCGGTTTGAATCTTTACGCTCGGCGTGGGGCCGGGCTTCGACGGAACTGTTGGGAGTGCTGGCGCTGTGCGCGGTGCTGATTATGGGCACACTGCCCGTGGTGGGCTGCAACGGGGTGACGGTGGCGCAAGACATTGTGAATTGGACGCCGTCGCTGGAGAGCGCGATTGCGACGGTTGACACCACCGCCTCGATTCTTGTCCCCGCCGATGCGCCGATCTTTACCGCGGCGACGGTTGGCTTTGACGCGGCGGCCACGCTGCTGGTTGCCCAGGCCAAGGCGTACCTGGCCAATCCCTCGGCCAGTGTGCTGGCCAAGTTGCAGGCCGCGGTGCTTTCGCTGCAACAGTCAGTGAATGCCTCGATTCTGTCGGCGGCCAAAATCACCAACACGGCCAGCCAGCAACATGCTTTGTCGGCCATCAACGCGGTGGCTACCATTGTGACGGCGATTCTAGGCTTAGTGCAATCGATCAGCAGCAAGGTGGCCTTGGCTCAGATGGCGTCGGCCTCGACCGTCAAGCTGGCCTCGATTGAGCCTTACGTGGATCATCAGCGAGCAAATCGGATTGTTGCCGATCACTACGGTGAGCCGGAGCTGATGGCCAGCGCGCAGGTTGACCGCTCGGTTGGCGCGCTGGAGCGAGCCGGGTTTTAGGGGCAGGGATTAGGGGTTAGGGATTAGGGGTTAGTAAAAGCCCGGATCTGCCTGACTGACGAGATACCCCATAACGCAGAGCGAACCAACCCCCAGATTGCCAGAGACCGAAATGCGCGGCGCGTACCTGGGGAACTCAACCAACCCGGCGGCATCCAGACGAACCAAGCTGGATGCCGCCGGCGCAAAACCAAAAGCTGACGGCTGATTGCTGTTAGCTGAAAGCTGGTTTCCATGGCTTGTAAGCCGGTCACATTCAAAAACATCACGCGAGAGCATTTCCAAGCGATTCGCGCGCGGATCAGGGCGCAGGCGGATGTGAGCGTCGTGGGCGACACGGGGACGGCCAGCGGCAACGGCTTCGAGGCCTCGTGGAACTACGACGAGCCGAGCCAAACGCTGACGATTCAATGCACCAAAAAGCCCTTTTGGGTATCCGATGGCTTGGTCGCGGACAAGATCACGGCCTTGGTGACAACGGTATGACGACAGTGGACAGCGGACAGTTGACAGTGAACAGTAAAACCGGCTGGGGATGGATGGCGCTGTGTTTCGCGCTGGCAATCTGGCTGGCGAGTTGCGGGCCGCGCGTGGCGTATGCGCAGGTTGCCGCCGGGCGCCTGGTGGGCACCGAAACTCTCTATGCGCCCGAGGAAAACCTGGAGCGGATGGACGTGGCGGAGATCGACTTGGCGCAACGCACCATTGACCTGGCGGCCTTCAGCTTGACCGATCAGGCTGTTGTGACGGCGCTGGCGGATCGCGCGGCGCACGGCGTCGCGGTGCGCATCTACCTCGACCGGGGGGAGCTGCAGGCCGAGTGCCGCGGCGACGCAACCTGCGCGCGCATTCCGCTGCACAGTTTGATTGGGCTGAAGGGCGTCGAGATCCGCGTCAAGTTTTCTAAAGTGCTGATGCACCTGAAGAGCTATGCGGTTGACGGAAGCCTGGTGCGCGACGGTTCGGCCAACTTCAGCGAGGCGGGAGAGCGGCGGCAAGACAATTCCGCCACCTTTACGACCGGTGACGAGACGGTGAAGAGCTTCGAGAGCAAGTTCACGGCGATGTGGTTCCGGCCCGACAACCTGACCGTCGCCCAGGCGGTGACGACCCCGTAAATGTCCCAAAACGGGAAAACGCACGAGGATTCGTTTTAAGGCGTCGCCGGAAATTTCTGGTGGGTTCGTACTTGAAAAAAATATGAACTGCGTAAACCGTATTTTTCTGTGCCAGCAACGGGCACTTCTCGGGGACGGTCAGACCCCGGAAACGGGTTTCAGGGTTTTGGAGGGTTTTATGGGCAGGATTTGGGCGGTGGTGGTGGTTTGGTGGCAGGGGAAGAAAACCATGGTCGGGGGCGGCCTGGTGATGGCGGCGGCAGTGGCCGGCGTTTGGTATGGCAAATTGGACCCGGTAACGGGGCTGACGGTGCTGGGAATCGGCTTGTCGATTGCCGGTTTCAGCGCCAAGGCGAACCGTCACCAGGCGGAGCTGCTGACGGTGCTCCAGGGCGTGGCCCAGGCCGGGAGCGATGTTCGGGCAGGGAAACCGGAGCAGGCGATTGCTGATGCGGAGCAGACGGCGGGGGCGATTGGCTCTGCAGAAGCGCCTAGCCTTATATCCTCTGCCGGGGCAAGTCTCCACATCACGGCTGAGAACGCCGCGGAATTGAACTCGCTCACTCAAGCGCTTCTGCGCATTTATCCGGGGTACGCCAAGTGACGGCACTGGGGCTGAGTTCGATAGGCGTTCCCAAAGCGGAGCTGGCTTTCGGCTTCAGAGGCGGCTGGCTGCGGCGCATCGGCGTAGCGGTGGGAGGAGCTAGCGGCGCTGCGATTGTGTTGGGCGCTTACGAAGTGCTGCGCAGCCAGCCCGACAGAGCCTTTGCTCTGTTGCAGGGGTGGGGTCCAACATTCCTGATCGTCATTGTGGCGTTGTATATAGTGGGCAATTTTCTGGAGGGCCTGAACGCCACCGTTCGCGAGAGCTTCAATGTGGTGGCGGCTGGGGTGCAGAATTCCGCCGAAGCCGCGGGGCGCACAGCCGATGCGCTGACGCGACTTGCCGAGCAGGGCGGAGAGCAGGCGCGAGAGACGCAAAGGCTGGCGACGTTTGCCGCGCAAGAGTCGCAGAACGTCTATGAGCGGCTCGATCAGCAGGATGAGGTGCTCGGCCAGTTAATGAAATCGATGAATACAATTCAAGGGCGTTTGTTCGACAGAACGAGGGGTGAGAGCGATGGCATTGGAAGCGGAACGTAGAGAGATTCTGGCGCGGCGCCGCCGGGGTATCATCCTCAAGCTGATCCGTGAGAATCACGAGGATCAGGCACAGCGCTATACGGATGGAGAACTCTGGGCCATGCTGCTGCGGATCGGCCAGACGGTGGGCCGTACCCAGGTAGTGACGCTGCTTCAGGATCTTCAGGTGCTCGATTACATCGACTTCAAATCCCAAACGGATGATGAAGACGGGCGAACGAGGCTGATGGAGATTATGCTCACGCCGTCCGGTTTGCGCTTTTACACGCGTCACAAGAGCAATGAGGATGTGTCGTTCAACTAGCCATGCCCAAGCCCAGGCCAAAAACCGGAGAACGCCGCTCTGTGAAGCAGCCGCTCAAGATTGATCGGCTGCCGCAGAGCGCGCAGGATGCGATCAAGCTGCTCTATGATCGCGGCCGGACCTGGGTAGAGATTGCCGAGCAGTCGGCGCGGCCCTATAGCGCGGAGTGGGAAAAGGACGCCGGCGGCTTTATCGATTGGGTCCAGGTCGAGACGGATGACCTCGACCTCTTCCCCGGACTGTGCCTGGCGAAGTCAACTCTGCAACGCTGGTTTGACTTGCGGGTTTCGCAGGTGCGCGCGCAGGTGCTGGCCGAGAGCGCCAAGGCCCGCGAGTGGGCGCAGGCTTTTGCCGGCAATGACCTGGCGGGTTCAAACGCCGCCGTGATGAACGCCATGCGCGACCAGGTCTTTACCTTGATGCAAAAGGTTGGCCCCGGCGACCAGGCGAAGTTTCTTGAGGGGCTGAATCTGCTCTCGTTGACCTTGTCGCGCTTGCAGCGCGTCGAACTGCAAGCCAAGCGAGTGGAAGTAGACCAGCGCAAGATCAAGATTCTGGAGGACCGGGAGAAAATGGCCCGGGAGAATCTTGACCAGGCGACTCAGCAGGCGGCCAAGAAGGGCACGGGTCAGTTCTCCCTGGAAGACATCAATCTCCTACGCGAGCGCACCTTTGGGCTGCCCCCTTTGGTGATCGCCCATGATTGAGGTTCTCGATCACAAGATCCAGATGCCGGCCGTGTTGCAGATGCGGCCCTATCAGCAGCGCTGGATCGACGACAATACTCGATTCAAGTGCGCCGTCAAGTCGGCGCGCATCGGCTACTCGTTCGCCACCGCATATCGCCGCGTCGAAATCTCGATGCGGGTGCCTGGGCGCACGACGACGGTGCTCAGTGCATCGAAGGCGCAGTCGGTCGAATTCGTCGAGACAGCGGCGAAGCTCTGCGAACTGATGGGCGGCACGGCGCGCATGGTGGCCAACGAGGACTTCGTTGACGCGGTCGGACGTATCGAAGCCATCCAGAGCAAAATCACTTTCCCGAATGGCAGCCGCATCATCGCTCTGCCGGCCAACCCGCGCACGGCGCGCGGCTATCCTGGCGACGCGGTGCTCGACGAGTTTGCTCACCATGAAGACAGCTACGCGATCTTCGCGGCCGTCTTTCGCCAGGTGGCGCTGGGCAACAGCCTGGAAGTGCTCTCGACGCCCAACGGCGAACAGGGTAAGTTCTTTGACATTGCGCGCAACCTTGGCCTGGCCGACGGCGTGGCTCCATCCGTTTTGCCTGTGAAAAAGGACGGCTGGAGCGGCCACTTTGTGGATGTGTACGCCGCCGTGGCCGAGGGCTGCCCCATCAACATCGAGGAGATGCGGCGCGGCCTAAACGATGACGACACCTGGAATCAGGAGTTCTGCTGCGTTTTTCTCAAGTCAACAGGCGCATGGCTGACGCTGGATCTGATTGCGGCTTGCGAGGACAATACGCTCGACGCAAAGCTCATCCAGATCGGTCCGGGTTCGTATACTTCCGCGCTTCTTGATCCGCGCTTTAATCCACGCGGACCTTTGTTCGCCGGAATCGACGTTGGGCGTGATCATGATGCCACATGCCTCTGGCTCGATGAGAAGATCGGTGATGTCGCCTATACGCGAGGCGTTTTCTGGCTTTACAACATCACATTTCCGAATCAGGATGCCGCGCTCAATCCTATCGTGCGGTTGTGCAGCAGGGCAGCGATCGATAAAACCGGCATGGGCGTTGGCCTTTATGACTTGCTCAATGTAACGAACGCCGGACGCCTGCTCGGGGTGAGCTTCGGTGGAACCAATGACAACGGTGTGCGAATGAAGACGGACCTGGCGATCCGGATCAAAAAGCGCTTCGAACAGATGCGCTCTCGCATCCCCTATGACGGCCGTATCCGAACCGAACTGCAAGCGATCAAGCGTCAGGCCACTTCGACGGGCGTAACCTTTGATGCTCCGCGAATCGAAATCGATACGGCCGTCGCCGGCGGAGGAAAGAAAAAGTCTACCGCTCACGCCGACGTATTTTGGGCCAAAGCGCTGGCCGACATGGCCGCCGATGACGGTATCTGCACACTCGATGGCGTCGAAGTCTCCGCAACGCCCACATCTTCTTCGCAACTGAAAGGGTATCTGTAATGGCCGATCAACAGACGCAAGCCGTTCCTCCGCTGCCGCCCACCGGCGAGATGATCTCGACGACCAGTCTCTATATGCAGCAGATCTCGCTCTACCGGAATACCCAGGCGTTCGGCGGCTCGCGCAATCCCTCGGAAATCTGGTCGGCAATGACCTTTAACATGCCGCAGACGATGGCCTACTTCCGCGAGCTGGAAGAGAAAGACGAGGACGTGAGCAACGCCCTCGACACGCTGAAACTCTCGGTGCTGGAGCGTGATCGCAGCGTGTTGCCGGCGCCGCGCGACGAATCGGCCCTGGCTCAGGAGGTGAAGGAATTTGTTGAAGCGGAGCTGAGCAAGCTCGACTTTCACGCGATTCTCGATTGTGTGCTCGATGCGCCTGGCTATGGCTTCAGTGTGCAAGAGATGATCTTTGACACCAGCATGGGGCAGGCCTCGCTGGTAGACATCAACGATTGCCCGCAGGAGTTATTCCTCTTTGGCAACCGCTTCTATCCGCAGGTTGGCCCGCTGCAACTGCTCGATAACCCCTGGGCCGCCGAGGGAACGCCGGTCCCTGAGCAGAAGTTTCTGATCTACAGCTATCGCAAGCGCTCGCGCAACCGCATGGGGCGTCCGCTGTTGAAGAGCGTCTTCTGGCCAAGCTGGTTCAAACGCAACATCCAGCGGATGTGGATGCAATATGCCGAGAAGGGGCCGGGCACGGCCGTCGTCCATTACAACGACGCGGACAATAAGTCAGAGCGTAAGCAAGCCGTAGAAATAGCGCAAGCTCTGATTGAGAATGTGGCCGTTGCGGTGCCCAAGGGCTTCGAGTTTGAGCCAGATCTGCTGAAGATTGCGCGTTCACAAGATCCGCGCGTTTATACGACCTTCTTTCAGACGATGCAATATTCCATCATCCGCCGGATACTGGGCGAAACGCTGACCAGCTTTGGCAATGAGGGTGGTGGCGGATCGAAGGCGCAGGGAGATACCCACGCCGATACACTGGATCAGCGCTCGGTGGAGCTATGCCGCAGTTTGCAGTCGGTGGTCAATCGCCAGCTCATTCAGCCTCTTGTACTCTGGAACTTTGGCCCTGCCGCCCCGATGCCGGTTTGGCAGTTTGACTTGGAAGAGGCAGAGGATCTGGAGCTGCGCCTCACCGTTGACAGCGGCTTGCAGCGCATGGGCAAGAAACTGACCGTTGGCTATGTCTCAGATCGCTACGACATCCCGCTGACCAAGAGCGAAACCGAAGATGAGGAGCTGGTGCCCAACGTGAATGCGCCTACCGTGGCCCTGCGCGATACCACGTCTTCGTCTTTCAGCGAATCGAATCGCCGCACCAAGCTGGCCATGAACGCGGAGATGGAGCAATACGACAGGATGTTCGGTCAAATGCAATCGGAAGCCGAGGAGATTTTCCGCCAGCGTGTGCGCCAGGTTGCGGCTACAGCGGTAGCGCCGAAGGAGCAGTAGCATGGTCTTCGGCCTCACCTCTCATGAGCAGGTAGCGCAGGCGCGCCTGGGCGACCTGCTCACCGAGCATCTGGCCGCCACCAACCTGCTAGGCCGTCTGCATGTCGCCCGCTTTGGCCTGATGAAAACCAAGCGTCCCGTGCGCCTGGCGACCAGCTTTGGCCCATCGCGCACTTTCGCCGAAGACGACATCCAGGGCGATACGCTCAACGTCGGCTTTAGCTTTGAGCTGCCTCCCACGGGCGCGGTCAACTATCTGCGCAATCTGACGCCGGTGACCCGCGATCTTTTTGACGGGCTGACACGCCACTACCAGAACGATGCCTTCACCATCGCCGGGGTCAGCGATCAGAGACTGATCGCCAAGATCCGCGACGCCTTGGCCGAGACGCTGGCCAAGGGCGGCACACGCGACGACTTCCACGCGGCGGTTGACGAGTTATGCAGTGAAGCCGGTGTGCAAAAGCTGGCGGCCTTCGATCTGGATACCGTCTTCCAGACCAATGCAGGCAAAGCCTACAGTGCCGGCCGGCTTGAACAGATGCGCGAGCCGGGTATGATGGAGGCGCTGCCCTATTGGCAATACTGGACCGTGGGCGACTTGCGGGTGCGCCCGGCTCATGCGGCGCTGGATGGTTTTTGCGCGCGGGCCATTGATCCGGTCTGGCTCAAGATTTATCCGCCCAACGACTATAACTGCCGCTGCTCGGTGATTCCCATTTTGCCCGAGGATGCGCCCGAGGGAAGCGACGAAGGTGGCCTGGAACGGCTGCCGCTATTGGCGCGTCTGGGTGTGCCCCGGCCCGGCTTCCACACGTTGACTAGTTTGTAAGTGTTCCATATTTCACACCAATTCCCGGTCTAACTCTGAAGCCATTGCCCCGCACTTATATTCGCATTATGGCGAAGACGAAGACAGTGGATGGAGCGGCGCTCACGGCGGATCAGTTCGCCTACGTGGGCGACCCCACCGACATCGAGACCTGGCACTTGCCGCTTGATACGCACAAACACGTCAACTCCGCGCTCGATATGTTTGCCCACACCGATCTGCCGTCGAGCGCCAAAGGTCCGACGGCGCGCAAGATCGTGGCCAAAGCCAAAGACGAGAATCTCGATACCACTGACTTTGTGAAGAATCACCTCAGCCAGAACTTTGACGAAGCGACGTCGCCTTGGATTGAGATCTTCCGCGCGGGCGATTATCGCTCTGCGGGTAAGGGATTGATCACGCGCAACGACCTGGACCGCGTGGTGCGCAATTACGATCCCAAGTTTCATGAGGCGCCGGTTTGCATTGGCCACCCCAAAGACGACAAGCCAGCCTTTGGCTGGATTGAGCGGCTGGCCGTCAATGGCGATACGTTGCTGGCCAAGGAAAAGCAGGTCGATCCCATTTTCAACGAAGCTCGCAGTGCGGGCCGCTACAAGAAGCGGTCGGCCGGGTTCTACCAGAACGCGGCCGGCCAGATAGCCGGACTGCGGCATGTGGCCTATTTGGGTGCGCAGCCGCCGCAGGTCAAAGGCTTAGCAGACGTCGCTTTTGACGATCACGGGCTGAAGTTCATCGAGGTGGACTTCGGGGAGGATGAAACAGTGCCAGACGAAAACAAAACCGTAGTCGAGCAGATCAAGGCCTACTTTGCGGAGCTGCTTGGCGGCAACGCGCAACCCAGAACCTTCAGCGAAGACGATGCTCGGCGCATCGCCACGGAGGCTGTGAGCGCGGCCACCGCGCCCTTGCAGACCAAGGTGACGGCGCTGGAGACGCAACTGCAAACCCAGGCTACGCAGTTTGCCGAGCGCGAGAAGGCTATCGCCGGCGGCGAGTTGAAGCAGCGCGCCCAGGCGGCCGTTACCCGGCTCAAGGCCGCGGGCAAGTGGATTCCGGCCTTCGACAAGATGGGCCTGGTCTCGGTCTTCGAGGAGCTGGCCAAGTCCACCGCGACCGTGGAGTTTGGCGAGGGCGAAGCCAAGAAGACTCTCTCTCCGCTGGAGATGCAGGTGCTCTTTTTGGAGGGTCTGCCGAAGATCGTTCCCGGCGGCACACTCTTCACCGGCGCTCTTGGCGCTCACAAGGCTGGCAACAGCAGCGGCGATCCGCTGACTGACGCGGCTCGCGCGCGCCAGAAGGAAAAGGACATCACCTTTGGCGAGGCGTTGGCCCAGGTGGCTGAGGAACAGCCGGAACTGACGGTAGCCGGCACAGCCGCGGGCGGCGCGGTCTAAGTTCCAGGCTCCGGTATCACGCCGGGGGAGATGGAGCGGCATCTCGGATAACGCTGGGCGGCCGCTATTCGCCCAGCACAGCTTTTAGCCCCGAGGAGGGCACAATGGCGAACATCTACGTTGAAGCAAAAGGCCCCAAAGGCGTACAGGCGAAGGAATCTCTTTTGCCTGCGGCCGTTGCGGGCTACCAGCGGGGCCTGGCGGTAACTTACGGTTCCGATCAATACCACGCGGCCCTGGTCGCGGCCGCCACGGTTGCCGTTGGCATCTTGGAAGAGGATGCGATCAGCACCCGTAACCCCAGCGCGGTGGTCGAATTCGGCCAGACGGTGGCGCAGGTCGGCGCAAACGTGACGGCTCTGCAACCGCTGACCACCAATGCGGCCAGCCAGCTTGTGCCCGCGCAGCCGGGGCAGCCAGTGATTGCCGTGGCGCTGGAGCCGCAGGTTTATGTGGCCCCCGGCAGCTTTGCCAATGTCTTTGTGCTCGGCCTCTTCGGCTTCACGATGCCCGGCGATACGGTCGCCTATCTCGGCGCTGCCGGCGCGGTTCCGCTGATCACGGGCACTTATTCCATTAACGCCGCGGCGGCTGTCCAGGTAACCCTGGCTGCTCCCACGACGCCCGCGCAAGACGGCACCACGATTTTCGTTACGGCTGGCACCGCCCACGCGCACACCGTGAAGACGGCGGCCAACGGCATCAACGGCGCCAAAGACACGGTGACCTTTGCGGCCGTGGGCGATGGCGTGGAGTTGGAATCGGTGGCCGGGGGCTGGATTGTGCGCTCCCTGGTGGGCGGCGCGGCCCTCTCTGAGGTTTAATCCGCGCGCCGCGCGCCCGGCTGAACACCAGGCGCGCGGCGATGCTTAACGGAAATTTGACCCGCGTGAGCGGAGGAGGATCATTCAATGGGCGGTTATGTAGGTCTTGCGCCAGCGGGCTTTCCGAATGTGGCGCTCAGCAATTTCGCAAAGGAATTCACTGACGACGAAGTGCCGCTGGTGGGCGATCTGCTTGCCGGGCGCGTTCCGGTGGATCGGCAGTCCTTCCCTTATATCATCTGGAACCGCGACAACCTGCGCCTTCCCGGCTCGACGCTGCGCGCGCCCAGCGATGGCGCTACCACGATTCGGCGCTCCTACTCGACCGACACCTTCTTTTGCCGGTCTCACGCCCTCAAAGGCAGTGTGCCTTTCGAGGATGAAGCCTATGGCTTGGGCTTGGGGTTCAGCACCAAGCAGCACTTGACCACCGACATCATCGGCCGCATTCGCCGCGCCCGTGAGGCCGAGATCGCCGCGATGGCGCTCTCGACAGCCAACTTCCCCAATGGCGTGACGTATGCCAGCGCAGCCTCGCAGTGGGATTCGTATATTCAGAATCCCGCCAATGACACTGCCGCCACCGTGACTTCGCACCCCATCGAGGATGTGGAGACGTACAAAGAAATCTTGCGCCAGGCTGGAGTGCAAGACCCTCTGATGGTCTTGATCTTGTCGAGCCCTGTCGTCAAGGTGCTGGTGAATCACCCCGAGATCATTGAACGCTTCAAGTACACCAATGCGACCGGCATCATTGATCTCGACAAGCTCTCGTCTGTCTTTGGCGTCAAATGTGCGCGCGCGGCGGCGATGCAAATGTCGCAGAACAATGTGCTCTCGTGGATCTGGGGCGCGAATGCCTTCCTCGGCTTCAGCAAGCCCAATCCTGACCGCATGGACGTGAGCTGCATGAAGACCTTCGTCTGGGCTGGCGGCAAGGGGCCTGACGGCAGCTCCACCGGGTCGCCCGCCGCGCCAGGCACCATCGACGGCTACGGCGTGTTGGAGTGGCTCGACCCCGAGCAGGACAAGAAAACCTACTGGCAGTCGGTGGACTGGTACTACGACATCAAGGTCACGGCCCAGGAAACCGGCATCCCGCTGCTCAACGTCGTCTCCGCTCCCACCATGGAAGTGATTGCCGGCGACATCGAGGGCTAAACCAGCTTGAATATGTCAGAGGCGCGGCCGCCTGGTGGCCGCGCCTCTGACAAACCAAACGCAGAAGATCGCAAGAAGGGACAATCGCAATGGCTTCAAAGAAAGACACTCCTGAAACCGCCGCCGAGCCGGAATCCGCAACGAACGGCGTGAATACCTATACGGTGCTCTCGAATCTGCATCGCGACGGGAAGTTGTATCTGCGGCGCTCGCCCATCAAGCTCTCTGATAAGGACGCCGCGCCCCTGCTGAAGGCGAAGCAGATTGCCGTAAAGGCAGCCAAGTAACCCATGGCCTACGCGACCCAAGCCGATCTGGTGCCTCTGCGCCTAACGCAGAAAGACCTGGCAGAGTTGACGGTTGACGATCCGCTCGTTGATCCCGCCTCTGTGGCCGGTCAGCAGATCACTGCCAGCGTGACCAGCGCCGCGTTGGAAGAGGCTTCAGGCCGCGTCGAGAGTTATTGCCGTATGCGCTATATCACGCCGCTCCAGCAGTCGGACGATGTGAAGGCGCTGACTCTCGACATTGCCGTCTACATCCTCTTCAGCCGGCGTCGCGAAACGCAGATTACCGAGACGGTGCAGCAGCGATTCGACCAGGCGATTGGGTTTCTCAAGGACATTGCGGCGGCCCGCGCCTCGCTTGATCAACCGGCCACTTCGGTGCAGCCTCAGACCTCGCTGGGTGGCCCGGAAATCTCGAACAAGGATCGCAACATGCAATTCAGCGATCGCAACCTGGAAGGGTTCGTATGAGCGGAAATGCCGAAGTCATCCAGGTTGACGATAGCCACCTCGTGGTGGCGCTGGGGCGCTTCCATCTCTCGCTGGAGCAGAATGGCGAGTTGATGGAGCAGATCGGCGTGGCAATGCTGCTGTCGATCCGCAAGACTTTCCGTGAGCAGGGATCTCCAGCCAACTCGTGGGCGCCGCTGGCTCCCTCAACCATCAGGAGCAATCCCAAGAAATATGGCGAAGGCCACAAGCTGCTGATAGATAAAGGCACCTTGCTCAACTCCATCGGCAGCAGCCCTCAGCCCGGATCGGTCGTGATCGGCACGAATCTGCGTTATGCCGCCGTGCATCAGTTCGGCTCGCGTGATCGCGGTTCTGTTTTCGGCCCGCGCACCAAGGCTATGCAGGACGCCACGGCCAACGTCAAAGAGCACGAGCGTCTGCAAAATCAATTTTCAGGCGTTCGAACGTACCTTGGAAGTTACCCGACTGTCAGGGCCGAAGGCCCGGCACTCGAAGGCAAACAACGTCCAAGTCTCCGGCTGGTTGGGCCACGCAACTTGGTGACAGAGAGAGTTGTACGTATCGGGCCGCGCAATAAAACCAACGTGAGCAAACACACGCGCCACCAGAACATTCCCGCGCGGCCTTACCTGGTCTTCCGGCCCGAAGATCCGCGCCGCATCCAAAGCCTGGTGAATGCCTACGTGCAGAGAGCCCGCGCCGCGGCCGGACTGGAGGGCGCATGAGCGGCGCACCCTCACAGTTTCAAATCTCTTATGTCGAAGCGGCGCTGATTGCGCTGCTGCGGAGCGTGATGCCCGGGGCCTACGGTACTCCAGAAGCGCCCGTCCGCGTCGATGTGGACTCCATCGGCGACCGCGACTTCAACGCCCAGGGCCAGCTCGCCCTCAGGGCTCCGGCGCAGCGAGTCCGCTTTGGCGGCGCGGAGTACAACAACCTGCGCGACAATCAGCGGCTCACCTATGAGGCTGCGCTGCCTTTTGAGGTGATGTGCTTCGAGAGCAGCCTGCGCGGCAAGGCCAACGAACGGCTGCAAACGCTGGTGCTGGTCGAGACCACGCTCAATCAACTTGCCGGCGCGCGCCTGGCGCTGGCCGATGGCAGCAGCACCATGCCGCTGGAAATCAAAAGCGTTTCGCCGGTCATCACCGAAGACGGCCCGGTTGATCAGCTTTTTGCCATCACGGTGCTAGTCAAAGGCATCGCGCAATTCAACGGTCCCAATGCGAGGTTTGGATCATGACAGCAGCTTCCGATTTTGTTCAGGTGCAACTGAGCGCGGCCGGCATTGCTTTTGCCGGCGCGGGCGCTACGGTGCGCATCGTCAACGGCCACTTCTCTTACGTCTTCACTCCCGGCAAGCCGGTGCGTGTGCTATCGAGCGAGTGGCGGCGCGCCCTCTCACTGAAGACTGTCAACGGAAAAGCGATTCTTGAACTTGCGCCCGCGCCGGCAGCAGCGCCCAAGGTCATCGCCGTTCCCGCGACGCACACCGATGCGCCTGAAACTGTTTCCGCGTCCACAACCAAAACCGCGGCTAAAAGCGCCGCTGATACCAATGCTCAAGAGGTGAAGTGATGGCCGGTCCGAACAATTTTCTTTCGCAGTGGAAAGCAGCCCGCAATCTGGTGCTCAGCGCACACTCGCAAGCGGCGTGGAATACCGCCTTGGCTGCGGCGTCGCTCACCCACCGCCAGCGCTTTGACGGTGCGGCCGTGCTGGAGGTTACCACCACGCGGCGCAGTGATCTGGCTTATGCAGGCAAAGGGACAGCCTTTGCCACCAACGGCCAGGTCACCATGTTCGACACCAAATTTTCCGGCGTCAAGGCTGAGCTTTCGCCTTGGCTGGCGGGTTACATCTTCGCTTTCTTGATGGGCGCGGATACCGTTTCTGGTGTCGCGCCTGGGCCTTTCTCACACTCCTTCACCTTCGACGAATCCACGCGCACCGCCGTGCCGACGACTATCTACCTCGAAGACACCGAAGACATCAAGTATATGTGCCCCGACATGGCCATCAACGACCTGACGCTGACCATCAGCGAGATCGGCGCCATCATGGCCGAGATGAACATGATCGGCACCGGCCGCCAGGTCATGGGCGCCATGGAGACTGTGCCAGCATTGGCGGCCGAGAACTACATCCTCGGCTCTGACGCGGCGTTGACCTTCGGGCCAGTGGGCGCGGGCGCATCGCTGGTTGGCCGTCACATGAGCACTACGCTGAAGCTCGAGAACCAGCTTCAGGTCCACAAGGCCCCGGGCGGCAGCACCTACGGCATCTATGTGCGCAAGGGCAATCCGAAGTTCTCCATTTCGACTGTCATCGCGGCCAAAGACACCGACGATGTGTACACACTCTTTGAGAATGACACGGCCTCCAGCTACTCGCTGGCTATCAACTCGGGCGCGGCCGCGCAGCTCAACATCTCCATTCCGCAAGCGCACCTGAAAACCACCAAGCTGGGGTTCGACGGCGATATGGTGGTTTGGCAGATCGAAGGCGACGAATCCACCTGCTACGACGTAGGCGGTGAAGCTCCCATTGCGGTCGAGGTGGTCAACGCTGTGGCATCCTACCTGACGAGCGGCGATTAAGGGTTTGCTCCGGGGCGCGCCGATTTCCGTGGGCGTCGTCAACGCCGTGGCGTCATACCGGGTGGGTGCGTAAACGTAGGTTTGAGGAGGACTCAGACGTGGAAAACGAAACCAAAGTTGTGGCGGATCTAGAAGAAAAGAATGAGCCTTTCAATGAGATTGAAAGGCTCATGAAAATTTACGAAATAGCATTCGGGTACAAATGGCCCGAGATTTTTGGTCAGAGTGTGAACATCCACCTCTATTGTTCGGACTCGCGGTTTCGGAGTTCTTCATAAGACTTTTTGATCTTGGATAGTTCCCCCAGAGCGGTATCGATTTGAACGTTGGGGTTTGCATAACGGCCTGATTTGATGAGTTCGGTGAAGATCGAAACGGCGGTGTCAGCGGACTTATTGGTTTTGATGAAATCCATCTCTTAGCTCCTTGGTCGAAAGTTGCCGAGCAATTTCAGAGATTGTTCGGCAACAAATTATACGCCGGGGACGTTCTTTTCCTGCATCATCCGCGCCACGACTCCGGCGCGGCCAGAAGCTCCGCATGGGCTGCGCGGAGCTTCAAGATCGACCGGGTTCCTCACCTGGGCAAAGCGCTCCTCTCGGGAGCTGACAATCCCAATTCAAAGCAGACGAAAGGAATTCCTGTGTCGATCGAACTGAAACAGCCCCGCATCATCGTGATTGAAGATCGCGGCAAATCCTACGCCCTCACCGTTGCGCGCATCACCAAAAAGCAGTGGCTTCACTACTTCGAGGGCATCCTCTCCATCTCCGAAAACCAGAACGGCAAGCGCGTTGACAGCTACGACAACAGCGCCGCGCGGCTGGAGCTGGTGGAGCAGGCTCTTGTCACGGCCACCGGCTACACGCTGCCCGCCATGGTGGAGTCGATTGAAAAGATCGAGGGCTGGAGGTCGCAACTGCCCATCTCGCACCGCCTGGGCGCGGCCAATACGCTGCTCTCGGTTTCGGCTAGCAATCCATCGGACGAAGAGCCCATTGTGCTGGGCCTGGAATCGGTGAGCCTCGACGCGGTGTGGGGCGCGGATGAAAGCGGCGTGATGCGCAAATTCACTGGCCTGCGCCACAACTTCAAATCGCCTTCGCCAGACCAGCAGCGGCGGCTCTCGCTCAGCGGCAGCCGCTCGCGCATCATCGGCGGCAGCCGCAACGGCAAGACGCAATGGCTGGGCGCGCAGGCCACCCTGGCCGAACTCTATGACGAGCTGATCGTGAGCGTCGAAGGCTACACCGTGGAGGCCGCCGATCCTGATCGCGACCAGATCATCGAGTACATGGACACCTATCACAAGGTGGCTGCGGTCGATCTGCTCTTTGCCCCGGCCGCGCCCAAAATCGAAGAGGAAGCGTGATCGATGTTTGGCATGACGCGGAAGGCGTGCGCATGGCCCTCGAAGAGATCTTCGAGAGCGACTTGGTGCGCAGTCGCATTGAGCGCGAGAGCAGCGGCGCCAGCCCCGAGACGCGCGCGCGGATGGAGCGCCAGATTCCTCCGCGCACCCTGGCTTGGGGCTACTACCGTTTCGGTGAGTATCTGCTTCACCTGGAGGCGCTGCGCGGTGCTGGGGTGGCCTTTGCCGCGCGGGAGATGCTGACGGCCGAGGCGGATGGGTTGCTGGCTCTGGGCCGCGCTCGCACGGCCTTTGAGGGGCGTCATCCGGCATGTAGCAGTTGCGGCCTGCGCCAGCAGAATCGCTTTGTCGTGGAATGCCCAGAGTGCAGGGCTAAGTTCAAGACAGTGAACAGCGGACAGTGAACAGTGAGCAGTTTGTTTGAAGTGGGGTTAGAGCCGTGGCCGTAGAATCCAGCGCCGTTCAAATCGTGGTCAATGTCACCGATGCCAACTCTGGCCCGGTGATCGCCGGCGTAACGCAAAATATCAAGAAACTCGGTGCGGCGGGATCTCGCTCGGGCAAGCAGGTCAAACAAGGCATGGAGGAAATGGGCGCGGGCGCGCTCTCAGCTCACCAGAAAGTCCACTTGCTGAGTGAGGAGTTTGGCGTCCATATTCCGCGCGCCATGCAGGGGGTGATCGCAAAATCGCCAGCAGTAATGGGGGTAATTAACGGACTCGGCACCGCCATGGTTGCATTGGGTGCCATCCAGATTGGCGGCATGGTCTTCGAGGGCTTGACTCACGGCGCTGAAAAGGCATGGGATGCGTTGACCGCTCTGCCCAAGGCCGTTCAGGAGTATCAAGCGGAGGTGGAAAAGACAAAGAGTGAAGATTTCGGAAACACTCACTCGATTGAAACCACCAGGTTACGCATTGATGAATCCACAGAGGCTATAAAACGGTTTCAGGCTCAAGCGGAAGAAACGATGGCGCAATCAATCGGCTGGCGCACTATAGCTGGCGATATGTTACTTCCCGGCGTCGGGGGAAACGCATGGCAGAAAAACCATGAAAAGGATGAAGCAGCTTCGCAAATCGCAGCGTTGCAAAAGCAACGAGATAAATTAGAGCACATCAACGAGTCCGAGCAATATCACGAGGAGAGGGAAAGAAATATTGGTTTAGATCATGCTGGCGATGCCAGGTTGAAAGACCCTCAAGCTAAACACAATGCAGCTATACAGGAGGCAAAAGATCGGGCTTTCGAAGATAAGCGTTACTCCAAAGAACGAGAGGGTATGCTCGGCAATTCCGTGGCTCCCAATGCTGGGGATTCTGAGGAAAAAGATAAGGTAGCCTCCGCAACCATCAAAGCCGATGCGGAATTGGCGAACGCCCAAGATGCCAAGGCGGAAAGAGGAAAGCAGCACGCATCCGAGGCCAAGATGCAAGCTCAAGAGCTTCGCCGCATCCATGAGCAGGCATTGGAGTCTGGCTTGCGCGGATCGGCTCTCTATCATGCGCAGGAAGCGGCTGCGATAGAAGATTTAAAGCACAAAGGGATCGCCAGCGCTCAGGCCGTCAATGATGTTCACACCAAGTATCACAACGAAGAGATGAATCGGCTCCGCGACCAGCAGGCCGAGACGGCGCGGATGGGACGCGAGGCCGCGCAGGCTGGCATGACGGGCATTCAGAAGACACAGCGCGAGGGAGAGAACCGCGTTGCCGAAATCAACGCCACACCTGATCTAGACCCCGCGCAGCGCGCCCAGCGCATCGTCTACGCCAACCGGATGACCAACGCGGAGATTGCCGAGCAGGAGCAGGCGCTTGCCCTGCGCGTCAATGCCCTCGCCGACGAATCGGCCACGCATCAGATTTCTGGCTATGCGCGCATCGAGGCCGAGGCGAAAAAACACTTCGACACGATCCGTGCCGAGATTGAGCATACCTACGGCAAAGCGCCGCTGATCGGGCCTCCCTCGCTTATGCAGGCCAAGGGAACGGCAGAGACAAATCGGGCACAAGACATCAGCACCACCAGCGTGAATAGCCAGGAAAAAGATTATGGCCAAAAGATGGCCGAAGAAACGACTCAGATCGAGGAGCAGGCGCGGGTAAAGTCTCTCTCGTCCGAGCGGCAAAAGACGGCCTCGATTGCGGCGGAGTATCAAGAACGCTTTTCCAAATATGAAGAGTGGAAACGGCAAGAGCTTTCCGCTGCCACCCTGACCGCCGAACAGATCGCGTCGATCACTGAAAACGCCAACCGGCGCGAAGCGGCCGCCGCGCAAGAGGCGAACGCCGAGATGGTTGAGGCGGCGACGGAAGCGCGCAAAAAGATGGCCGGAGAGTTCGACTCTTTCTTCAAGGGGATGGACCATCCGCTGAAATACCTGCAAGAGATGGGCGACAAGGTGGCGGGCGAAGCGGCGGCTGGCCTGGTGCAGCACTTTCAGCAGCGCGGCCAGGGCGAAGCGGGCACATCGCAAAAGAGCGGCCTCATGCACGACATGTTCGGCGACTTCGGCTTCCACGGCAAAAACAAGACCGTTGGCGCGGGCGAAAATGCGCCAGCGCTTGCCGGCGCGCACGGCTCTCATGGCGCGGGCGAGAAGACCATCGGCATCTCGCAGGCCACCATCCATATTGGCAGCGCCAATTTTGCCGGCATGGGCGCGGGCGCAGGCAGCGGAACTGGCACGGGCTCGTCCTGGTCTTCATCGGGCGGCAGCACGGGGCTGCTCACTCAAGGCGCGAGCGGCGCAAGCGGCGGCGTTGGCGACATAGGCGCGGCAGCTCCCGGATCGCCGGCATGGAGCCGCGCGGGGGCGACCAGTTCCGGCGCATCGCTACCAGGTGCAAGCACGGCCGAGCCGGGGGGCAATAGCTCCGCCTCATCTCAGAAGGGGGGCGCCTTCAGCAACATTCTCGGAGACTTCGGCTTCCATAGGAAAAGCAAAGTTGCGGGCGCGGGTGAAAATGCGCCCAATTGGGCCGCGCCCGGCGTTCAGCTTCTTTCGATGCCGGGTGTGCCGGTGCCGGGAGCAAGCCAGGGCTCTTCATCCTCAAGAACAAATGCGGAACAGCCCGGCGGCAATAGCTCCGCCGCTGCAAGCGCTATCGGTGGGGCTGGCGCTGGCGGAGGAGCCTCCGCCGTTCCTGATTACACTGTTGGATCTGGCAGCTCCCCGGCTCAAAAAAATATCGTGGACAGCACGATCAAAAACTCTGAGCAGGGCTACAGCCTTTACAAGCAAGGCAAAGGAATTTTTGGTAATGGCAGCTCAAGCAGCTCCGGGGATGCCGGACAGGGTAGTGGGCCAAAGCAGCAATTGCCTCTCGGCGTAAAGAAAGACCAGTACGCTGAAACGCAAGACGACCCTTTGGAAGGCAAGCTGAATTCGGATGGCAGCTACACGAGTTCGAGCCGCCCCACGGGAATGCTGAATGGCGGCGGGGTTACCGAGGACAATGTCACAGGCGCGGCGCAGGGCGCGGTGGGCTTATACTCGGCCTACCAAGGCAACGGCGGCGTTGGCGGCGCAATGAGCGGGGCCATGAGCGGCATGGAATTTGGCATGGCGGTAGGCGGTCCTGTAGGCGCGGCGATCGGCGCGGTTGGCGGCGCGGTGCTTGGCGCGATCGGCTTTGGTGGTCGCGAAAAGATGCGCGTCTACGATCTCAAGACGGTGCGGCCACGCCTGGCCAATGACCGCGACTCTTACCAGCAAGGCAGCATGGATTATATGACCGCCTATGCCGATGCCGAGAGCCTGCAAACCGAAGCCGATAAAACCAGCAAGTCCTACGGCCCGGCGGCTGGCAGCTATTTCAGTGACACGATCAAGCCAGAGATCAAGGAGGCCGAGGGCAAGCTGACCGCGGAGCAGCGCGCGGGCCGCAGCATGTATACCGCTCAGGCGGCGCAATACGACTGGGGCGGCCCAGTGGACAACTTTGGCACTCTGGGCACGACACCGGGCCACGGTTTCATCCACGCGCAGCAAGGCGAATACGTCGTCGAGCAGCAGCAGGCGCTCACGCACTCCACCGCTCTGACCGCCATCAACGCCGGTGCGTCCCACGCGGACATGGCTAACCTTTACGGCGCAAAGCAGGGCACGATGCCAACGCAACCGGCCTCGATGGGCGATGTGCATCTGCACGTTCACGCTATCGACGCCAAGGGGGTTGCGGGCTTTCTCGATAAATACAAGCACAACATCCGCTCGGCCGTGAACGATAGCTATGCCGAGAATTCAGGTGGAGGGATGAACTGATGCCAGCCAGCGACATTCTGAACCCGAGCTGCGAATGGGATGACGAGATCCAGGACTCAATGACGCCCAACTACGGATTCACGCGCAAGCGCACCAGCACCAAACTGAACAAGAAAGCCGTGGGAGGAACGCCCTGGACGCGCGAGACGCAAAACACTGGGCACACCTTCAGCTTCAGTTGGATTGGCCGCAGTGAAGCCTGTGTGCGCCGGCTCAAACGCTACTACGAGCAATATGAGGACGGATTCTTTACCATCATCGACTGGGACGGTGGCGGTCGGCATTATGTGGGGCGCTTCACGTCTGAGATTGTTCCGGTTGAAACCGGCAACGGCATCTGGGACGTGCAGAACGCGACTTTTGAGGAAATTCCCCAGCAGGCGATGCTCCAATATCCGCATAACTGGGTAGAAGATGGAATCTGGGTCTATCCCTACAATGACTTTGGCGATCAGAAGACGGCCACCAGCGGAAGCTGGACGGTGAGTTATCCCGAAGTAGCCCCGCGACCAGGCGAGAGTCAGAATGCTGCGCTGAGCAGCGTCGGAACGAATGCTGGCGATTGGGCTCAGCATGAATATCGCGGCTACGGCTGCCGGCTCTGGATGCTCAAAGGGCCAGCCTTCGGCATTGTCCAGGTTCATGTGGACAGCGTATTGCAATCGACCATCGACCTCTACGCGGCCGCCGCTGAAGGGCCGCAGATGGTACTCGACCTGACCGCTCTGCCGCTCGATCTGCATCGTGTGCAGGTGATGGTGACCAACACCAAGAATGCGGCATCGAGCGCGCCAGCCGCCACCTGGTGGGGATTGCAGGTGATGCGATGAGATACCCCACCGACCAAAATCCGTCGTCGGGGGCCCCGCGATGATTTCTTACCCCGCATCTTTGTTGGCCGTGGGCGGCGCGCGCACTGGCATTGCGCCAGTGAACTTGCTCGACGTGCAGGACGTGAATGGGAATGTCTACCTTTGGTCTGACCGAAAGATACTGGCACCTTCGGTGATCTTCGGATCGGGAGCTTATCCCGAAGTAGCAGCCGCTGGAGTTACACCGCCGGTGGCAGTTCCAGCCGGACAGCAGGTGGCCTGGGCGCTGCCAAGTAATTTCTCCGCTTTGGCAGCGAGTGAGGCCACGGCAACGGCCACGGCATTGGGCGGCTTTCTCTCTGTCAGCGGTGGAGGATCATCGGCCTCGGCCGAGTGGAGTGGATTCACTATGCCAGCGTTGCCTGCTGGTACGGTCATTCAGTCAGTGCATCAGGTGATAAAGTCCGCGGCGAACAGCGTAGGCGCAACTGGTAATGCGTCCGTAATGAGCAGCGCCGGGCTAAGCATAGCCCACGGTGGACAATTCAGGGGGCAAACTTATGTGGAAATGGCTGCCACATCTGCCGCTGTCACAGGTGCGACGATTTCGGCGTCTATCGCAAACTCTGTCTCTGGCGACGGTTCTTATCAGGATCTGACCGTCTCTTTTGTGGGAATCGCGATCTACTACACAACATCTTCGTCGCGCAGCGGATTTTATCAGTACGAGCCCTGGCTGTTGAGTGTGCCCAAGTTCAGCTTTCATCGTTCGCTGCAAGCGGACACCGGCTCGTTTGTTTTGCAAAATGTGAGTGGCGACTCACTGAGCCGCGATTTTGAGCGGCTGTGGCGAGCATCGGCGTTGGAAGGAGCTTTTTTTGTTTATCGCTGTTGGCAGCCCGACGCGGAGGCGTCGTGGCTTGAGGTGCATGGCACTTTCAGCGTGAGTAATCCGGGCGTAGATACCGCGCCACTGACAGGCTCACAACTGCTGAATCCCGCTCAGGATGACACGCCGCTCGAAACTTACTGCGAGACGTGCCAGTTGCAATGGGGTGGCAAGCGCTGCGGATCGACGGAAGAGACGGAATGCAGCTATAGCTTTCAAACCTGCCAGGTGCCGGAAAGAATCATGGTGGTGATGAATAACTACGAGAAAAATTATGGTGAGACTGCCGCGAACACGGCTCTGAATGTGATCAACAGGAGGCGCACGATCTAA